CATCTTGGTGCGAGAGGCCGAGATGTTTTTGATGTCTTGCGACTCATCGACGATCATGGTCGCCCGGCCCTTGGCTGCTTTCAGAAACCGCAGGATCTTTTCTTCCGCCGAGCCAGTGATCAGCGCATCGATGTTGATTGCGAAAATCTTCAAACCATCGAAATTCATCATGGCTTCGAAATCGCGCTCGCCTTTTTTGGTTTTGTCCCAGACCCAAGCCTTCCAAGGAACAGAGTCCGACATGTGGCGAGGAATTTGCTCGTTCACCCACTGAGCATGAACGCCGTTCTTGGCGACCAAAAGAACATGGTCGGAAAGACCATCGCACCAACGGATTCCCATCATTGCAATTCCAGTCCAGCTTTTGCCGGTTCCGATGTCCATGAAAAGGCCAAAGCAGTCGGGGTATTCGCCCTTTTTAAACATTTTGTCCAGAGCTGTGCGCTGGTGGGCTCTGGGGGGCGTTTTGAAGCAAAAGGTGGGTCGGGCCGTCTCAACCGCCTGAACGCCGCTGTTGGCCTTTGCAGGGGCCGTAGCGCCCGTCTTATCTTCGAACCGAGCGTCAGGGAAAACGGAGCGCCAGACTTCAAGGTTGTAGGGCGTGTTTTCGAACGTGAAAACTTTACCGCTCGCCCAACGCTTCATCCCTTCAAGTTTCGGGAGCGCCCGGATCATACGAACATCGTAGTCCGAGGTCGTCCTCACGCGATTGCCTTCGATTAAAATATTCATATCAAAAATTCCCACTCCGTTTCCACTCCGAACCCTTATTCCCCCTCTTTTACCCTCTTTTATTTCTCTAAGATAATAAGAGGACAACAGATGAAATAAGACTTCTGACGGAAACGGTGTGTAGGTATTTCAATGACTTACCGTTTCCGTCAGGTTTTTCGGCTTACGCCGCGAGCTGAAGGAGCTCGTGCTGAACGTCCAGTTTCAGCTTTGCCTTGTCGCCAAACCATGCGTTGTAGAGGCGAGCTTCGGCCTTGTTGCCAGCAACGTGATCGGCCCAATGGGTTACGCCGTTGAGGACGCCCCATGCGTTACCTGGTACAGCACCCGGTGCTTTCTGAACCGACCAGAGCACCTCGCCAAACTTCTTGTCGATTGCACCTGGATCGTTGAGGAGGCCGTCAACCCATTGCTTCTGGTCGTTTTCGGCAACGATCGTTTCAGGCATTGGCTGGAAAAACTTGGCCAAGAAACGAACCGTGTCGAATTCCGACATCTTAAGGTTGCTGAGCGTCTTTGCATCTAGGCCAGCTTGAATGATTTGCTCTCGAGCGAGACCGATCGTTTCCTTGGCGGCGGCGGAGTCAAATTTGCTCAGGTGATTTTGCGAATACTGTGCGGCCGAGCTGTTCATTGCGAGCGCCATGGTGTTGGCGCAAACGACACGAACGGCTGTCGTGCGAACTGTGATCGACTTGCCGACTTCGTGGGGCGAGGTCAGCAGGACATAGCCCTTTGAGTGGTCGGTCTTATTCACCGTGAAGCCTTCTTGGATCGAGGCGAGCGCCCAAACCATTTTGCCTCCACGGAGCGACCCGGCGGTCTCGAGCTTTGCGCCACCGGCTTCTGTGTATTCACGGAAAAATTCGAGGGCGTCTTTGTTTTGGAATGGCTTCCACATATCACCGGTCACGGACATGACCTTGTTGTCGGAGGAGCGAACCAGTGCGCGGCGGAGAGGCAAACGAACCATCGAGCCGTCCTCGGCCTGAGCGAAAAGTGGACGGAGCTTGACTTCCCAATCCAGTCCGGCGGCTACGAGCATGTCGTCCACGGAGACGGTCGGGTCGACGCGATTACCGAGACCATGCCAAGGAACTGCGTTCGCGAATGCCATTGTTTCAACTTCGTGTGCCATTTTGATTTTCCTGTTTTAAAATTTAAAATTTGAGAGAGAGGTGGGCCAGGCGAACCCGGCCCTATTGGTTCAGCGCTGGATGGTTACGTTACCCTTGGCGAGATCCCAAGCCAGATCCTGACGACGACCACCGGCTGCAACGAAATCCTCATAAGACACGCCTGGATTGGCGAGGATGAAAGCCATTGCCTTGTAACCGAAGCCACCTTCGCGGCGAGGATTTTCAGTCAGCCCTTCAGCTGGGAAAATCTTTACGCCAGCATACTCCGACTTGCGTGGCTCTTTTTCGGCCTTCACAGCCTTTTCCTTCTTTGGGGCAGCGGCCTTTGCCTTCTTGAGGTTTTCAACGGTCTTTGCGACGGTTTCTTTTGCTTCGGTCATGACAGGGGTCTCCTTTTGGACTTGAACGAGCTCAGCTTTTGCTTGAGCGAGGGTGAAAATACGTTTTGCGGCGGTTGCACGGTCGGTGAACTTTTTCACCGGCTGAGCGGAATTGTGGTGATTGTAGAAAACCACCATCTGCGACAAGGTGAGACGCTCATTTTTCAAGAGGTCCTCCTCGTCGGAGAAAATCGTAAACCCGTTGCCGTGCTGGTTGGCGAGGGTGCGGGAAGGGAACGCCTTGACGATCCCGAATTCTTTGCCCGTGAAATTTGCTGCGAAAGTTTTCATGATTAGATCTCCTCTTTCTTTATGGATCAGAAACGTGATTCGTAGGAAACGACAACCGAAGGGTCTTTTTCGACCTTGCAGGAATCAGACATTTTCTTGAACTGGGAAAGTGTGACACCGAAAGTATCGATAACTTTCTGCTCGGATAGCTCGGTGTTTTTGCGGAGGCCAACCATAACCAAGAAGTTTTCGCCAACGAGGCGGTCGGTGCCGGTCAGAACGATCTCGGCGTGAACCTTTTTCAGCTCAGCCTGAAGTTCTTCAATTTGGGTCTTCAAAGCGCCATAATGATCAGCAAGGATGTTTGCATTCGACATTAGAATTCTCCGTTTTCAAAGGCCCGATTTCGAATCGGCGGACCAGCCCGATGACATCCTTATGCCTGAACTGTACAGAAAAGAAAACGATTTTCTTCATAAAAAGTGATTATTTTTCATCTTTTTTATAAGTCGTTCTTAACATTGAAGAATTTAGCTGCATTTTGACCTCCGGATTGGCCCAAGTCCAGCATTCTCCGGTGTCATCTTGAAAACAAACCCAGAGCAAATGATGCTCTGGGCCGTAATCTATGAGGAAGTGGGCCATTGCTTTTCCCTTTGGGGTGAGCAACGGAAGCGCCGGGTCAATACGGATCACTCAAAGCCACCTTCCGGCGAACCAGCGCCTTTTTNATTTTCGCCAAGAGGCCTTCTTTGGGCCTTGCAATGAAGTCAACCACGGCGAGGGGTCTTCCTCCGTAGTGAATCGTGACATGCGTTGGAATAGATCGGTGACTGACATCACCAAAAGCAATATCCCCGATCCGATCGCTGGGAGAAAGATTATAAGAAATGGGATATCCATGCATTCAGGCCTCCCAATTCATTGTGCAGCTGACGTGATCGCCGTCCTGGACAAAATCCACCCAGCCACCTGATTTCAAACACTCGCCCATGAGGCGCATGAGCTTTTTGTAGGCTTTGCTTTTCACCCACACATTCGTAAACCTAGTCGTTCTCATCTTTACCTCACATGCTTGCGTTGGCAATATCGCCCGGCTTTTTCATCGAGCGCTTCAAATCTTCAAACACCGCCAGTTTGCGTTGGGTAACGGTGTCTGGAGTATCGTCGTTTTTCACCAGCCCGACAACATTTTTAATCATTTTTAGGCTGTGCTTCTCTTTTATCATCTCAAAGGTTCGGTTGTTCATGGCTGCAAGCTGAAACCTTCCCCCGATCAAAAACCGATCCTCGTACCAGATTGCACCAACTTCCTTCATTGCCTTCCGGAGCTCGAGGTCGGTGTCGTAGAGCCGCCCTTGGATTGACGAGCGAACCCACTCAACGATATCTTTCATTGTGAGGACGAGAGGCTCGTCATGGCGGTTCATCGCCTCTGCAAGCACGGCAGCTTCTTGTTGGCCTTCCGTGCGGGAGGAAACAATGAGTTCCTTTTTCCGCTCGGTCATTGGAGCCGGTTGGCCTTTCATGACGTAGTCGCCGTAGCTTTCGGCCCAATGCTTAATGATATTCAGGCCACCGCTCTTCAGCCAATTATGGAAGCCCTCGAACTTCGCCCTCGACCATTTTTCCTCGGTGACCTCGGGATAAAACCACCGACGGTCGTCCTCCTCGATCTTCAGCGCCCTCATCGAATTCGAGCATGCGAAAATGTGGCACCAGTTTTCGATGAGGTAGGGACGCTGGTATTTTTCGTTCACCTCAACCTCACGGTCGGTGATGGCAGACTTCAGCTTGTTGTAGGCTTTCCAGCTGTGGCCCGAATAGATCTCGTTGATCACGATGAGTCGCTTGTTGGCGAGCCAACCATTGAACTCACTTTGAACGATTTGGTTCTCGGTCGGGAATCCAACGTTTTGCATCCCAACCAATGGCCCAAGGATGGAAGAACCAAGCGTGGTTTTGCCGACGCCTTGACGCTCACTCACCAAAAGCAATCCGTATTCCATTCGAATGTCGACGCGAGCAATGAGCGTTGCGCACCAGCGGAGCGCTTCCTTCAATTCGCTGTCGTTCGGAAACATATAACGCATGAACTCGATGAAAGGTTCCGCGCTGCCCGGTTTGCTTTTCACGTGGGTTGGGGTGTGGAGGTTGATGGCGGAAGTCGTGGAGTCCGTCACGATCTTGCCTTTGATGTCCGGGCGGTAGCAGAGCTTCGCAGAGCGACCGTTGTATGCCTTCACGATGAGTTGCGAGGTCGTGTTCGTATTGCTGAACGCCGACAGCATCTTATTCATGATGTTTTCGGAACGGATGATTTCCGGCATTTCGGTGCAGACGAAAAGATCAGCCTCTTCGACATACGTCCACATTTCTTTGAAATTTTTGCGCAAGACCGTTGTCGGTTTTCCGCGAGGGTTTGGGATTTGATCCGTTGCCCATGTCGCGGGGTGGAGACAACTACGGAAGGATGGACCAGTATAATATTCACGCCCTTCCACCATTTTGAACATACTTTTCGGAAAGTCGTCTGCGAGATCAAAACCTTGCGGCCATTCAGACGTAAACTGAACATGAAAGGTCGGGATCCGGAGATGGAAAGCGATTGCTGGAACCGCAGATATTCCTGGGGCATCATTGTCAGACACAATGTAGGCACGTTTCACTCCGAGTTTCTGAAGCATTGACCAGTCGGTGCGGCTCGGACTCAGCGCTCCGCCGATCCAACCGATGTGTGCGGCCGCAGAAAGCTCTTCACCCCATGGGTGAGCTGCGAGCTTTTTCTTCATCTCCGGGGATTTGCCTTCGACGAGTTCGCGCATGAACCGGGCAGCTTTCGCTCCTTCATGGATGAAACGGTCGATTGGTTTTTCAGCTGATCGATCCCCCAAAGCGGCAGTGGCCCTTCTGGTTCCATTTTGCGCCACTGATTGTCATCCCAATAGGTCCACGGGACATAGCGCTTTTCACCTTCGCCCAAATCCATGCGAACCTGAAGCATAATGATTTCATCATTCAGGTTCCGGAATTCAAAAACGTTTCGCGCTGGAATCTTTTTCAATTCTTCCGGAAGATCTGCCAATGTTTTCATCGTGCGGATCTGAGGCCAAGTCACGCTCTGGCAATCGATCTCGATGGCGAGCTGTTCTTTTTCGGTGGGAGCGTAGTTTTCTGGCGCTTTTATTTTTCCGCTCTGCTCAAAAAAGATGACGGCGATGTCTTCCCAATACGGGCCTTTATTTTCCCGAACCACGGCAGAGCGAAGCGAACGAGGTTCCGCGCCGATCCTTTTCAGATAGGCCGCAACAGATGGAATATCGTTCAGTGATTTAACCTTCATTTGTATTTTCCTCAATGTCGTCTGAATAGCCAATAAAACGGATCTGTGTAACTCTTAGCATGCGGAAATCGGGGGGCACCCAGCCCTTTATCGCGTAAAGAGCTTTCCCCGGTTTTCCTCGATCGATGAACTCCTTGCCCATTCGCTCGAAATCAAACCGATCCACTTTCCCGAAAATAACGTCGGTGTCGTCGGCCAGCGTGAGGTTCAAAGATTGGGTCGGGCCGGTGATGACCTTTCCGCCACGCTTTGCAACGTTCACGGCTTCGTTTTCGTCGCGAGGTTTGATTTGCTTCGGAGTGGCAAAAACAAGAACTTCATGTTGCTGACCGTTTGTCACGACATCGATGATCTTTTTCGGAGGTGTAAAAATATTCCGCTCCGCCGGGTCGGGCATGAGACGATTGAATGCGTCGCGGATCGGCCAAAGGCTGTCGATGTCGGTCGTTGCGCGAGAAAGCAGTTTCTCGGCTTTTGCCGGCAAAGGCTCACCGCGAACACGCGAGCTCATAATTTGCTGAACCATCTTTGGCCCGATGCCACGAACGTTCTGAACTGGCCCAACCAGAACCTTTGCGTTGTCTTTCCAGCCAACCGTCCATTTATCCACGGAAATGTCTTTGTCGACGGCGATATATTTTATGCCTTCTTCATTCATTTCGCGGAGGATTTTGATTTGCTTTGCGGGTTCCGGTTCATGCGTCAGCGTTGCTGCGGCGAACTCCAATGGGAAATGCGCTTTCATGTATGCGCACCAATAGCTGATGATTCCATAAGCCACGGCATGCGAGCGGTTGAAACACATAGCTCCATAAGCGCAGAGATCGTCCCAAATCTTGTCCAGCATTGGGCCACTCATTCCGCGCTTTTTCGCACCGGCTTTGAATTTGTCGCCGTATTGATCGAAAAACTCTTTGCCCAGCGATTTACTCATCGCTTTGCGGAGCGTCGAGACATCCTCCCAGCTCATGTCGCCGATTTCGCGGCAAACCTGCATGACCTGCTCTTGGTAAGCGACCATGCCGAGCGTTGTTTTCAAATAAGGTTCAAATGTCGGATGAGGATAGTCAACGGGTTTTCCGTTCTTTCTTTTAACCCACTCGTTCGTACCTCCGGATGCCATCGGTCCCGGACGGGCGAGCGAGGTGACCGAGATAATGTCTTCAAGATTTTCAATCTTAATTTGGTTGCAGATTGATTGGAGGGCCGGGCCATTGAACTGAAAAATCCCTGAGAACTGTTTTTTGTTGATTATATCGAAAGACGCTTGGTCATCCAGCGGAACGCGCTCGAGAAAATGGATGTCTTTTCCGGCAAGGAGGAGGGCGTCTTCAAAAACGGAGAGCTGCGTGAGCCCGAGGGCATCGATCTTAAGTAGGTTAAGCTCTTCTGCATCTTTCTTATCGCACTGAGTTGCTCCTGTGCGCGCATCGACAGCCACGTAAGATGTGATTGGATCTGCAGTAACGACAATTCCAGCTGCATGCTGCGAGTAGTGTCGAGGGTGGCCTTCCATTTTAGTTGCAATAAGGATCTCTGGGTATTTTTCCAATATCTCCTGTCCCGCAGCAGTTGACGTAAACGTGTCCTCCAGAGTATGCATAGCTCGAGAGTCTCCGGAAGATCGAATGATAAGGGAGTCGAGCACTCGGGTGCATAAAAATTTAGGGATGCCAAGCGCCGTTCCAGCTTCATCAATTGCCGACCGTGGCCGATATAAAGCGACAGTGCCCAATCGGGCGACTCGTTCTTTTCCATATTTATTCTCCATGTATTCGAAAACTAAGTGACGATTTTGATCCGAAAAGTCCAAATCGATGTCCGGCAAATCGTTGCGGGTTATGTCGATGAAGCGCTCGAACAAAAGGTCGTATTTTATCGGATCGATCGTGGTGATTTCGAGAAGGTAACAAACAAGGCTCCCGCAGGATGAGCCGCGAGCCGGGCCGCAAATCATCTGCTGCCGCGCCCAATGCATCACGTCTGCGATGATGTAGAAATAATCCTCAAACTCTTTTTCCGCGATGAGCTTCAGCTCTCGATCCATGCGTGCGGCATAAACCGGGTCATTTAAATTGACGCCCAGCTGCAGCGCACCGTCAATGCACATCTGGCGGAGCGTAGCCGGACGAGGAGGCGCCAGAAGGGTTCCGGCCTTCAGCTTTGCGCGACAGCCCTCCATGGCCTTGTCTGCGTTTTCTAGGGCTGCTTCGAGCTGATCAGCCGTTGCAATTCGCGACGTAGCTCTTTTCCATTCTTCTTTTGATAGGATGAACTGAGGATAAGTTTGAGTTGACGAGCCTTGTCCAATGAGAACCTCGTAAAATCCTTCATCTTCTTCCCGAATAAACTTGTTATCGGAGGTAGCGATGAATTGGTGCCCCAGTTTGGTTGCCTCCGCAATGAAACCTCGGGAGCAGGAGGGTGATAGTGAAACGAAGATATCAGCTCGCGGTTCGAAGTGCTCAAATAGAGCGCGGCTTCCAGTGATTTTTGTGCATCCTTGGACAGCCATGGCTTGTTCGTAGGTGAGGAGGGGTTCGTAGCGGAACTGATTCGTTGCAAGATATAGCAGTTCGTTGATCGTGCGTAGGTCATCTTGAGCGAAAAATGTCCAGTGGTCGACCACTGGCTTTTTGGCGTTGAGGGAGGGGGTGACGGCGAGCTCGACTCCGTAGATTGGCTTGAGGCCAGCTTTTTTGGCGAGCTTTGTCCAGCGGTTGAAACCGAAGGTTGAGGCTCGGTCGGAAATTGGTGCATATTTCATATCCACTTCTTGAAGTCGCGACATAACATCTTCGATCATCCCCACCGCAGTGCGGAATGAATAGCCCGTCCGAATACGCATTTAAACTACACCCATTTCCCTAAGCTGCAAAAAGCAACGAGTCGTCGCTCTCACGTCATTTTCTGCTCTGTGTGCTCCTGCGAACGGCTCGCCGAAAAGGAACTCATGCAACGTCGCAAGGTTCATCCGGTGGCCTTTCATATATTCCGTCGACTCAACTGTGCAAATCAAGTCGGGCCAACGGATCTTTTTGCCCAGCCGTTTCATCTCAAAATCAATCACGGCCTTATCGTACGACATGTTGTGCGCAACGATCTCATCGTGAACCTCGATCAACTCGAGAATGTGTTGAGCGATGGAGCTAAACGGTTTTTGGTTTGCCAACATCTCATCCGTGATGCCGGTTATTTCGGTGGTCTTCGCTTCCAGTTTCATCCCAGGATTGAAGAGATAATTGAAACTCTCCAGCTCGTCCCCCGCACTGTCGATTGACAGTGCGAAGAACTCAATGATCCGTGGCTGACGGTCGAGCGGCTGGAGTTTGTTTTTTATGAGAGCTGTCGTCTCAGTATCCAGCACGAGCGTCCTCATTGGCTTTCAGCCTCTGGATGGCTGCCGAAAAGAGCAATCTTCGGCATGATTGTGTCGCTTATGTCGGCTGTGATTTTATTCACCCTTGCGGCCGAGTCCAGCTCTTTCAGCATCATCGTGTAAACCGCGATGTCATCGAGCGAGTCGTCGTGACCGCCATTGTTGAACATGTTGCAATAACGCGAGACCTTTGAGAAGATTTGAACCAAAACTCCAAAGCGATTGAAGTCGTCCGGCGTTGTCAGTTTCAGCTCAGGAAAAAGCTGTTGCAGGGACGGGCCGAAACGCTTGTAGTTATCGCCGTAAATCTTATTGCGCTCTTCGTAGATCTTGGCTGCATCGCGCAGCATATCAGGAACCTTTGCCATTTTTAATATCCTCCGTTGGCAGGTTGAAATACAGTCAGTCCATAGTTTCTCATTGCCTCGACGACTTGATCGCGGTCATCGACCACAAACCAAACATTGGCGAGGACATTTTCTTTTCCCCCAAACCGCTTTTCGAGCAGCTCGAGCTTCACCTCGTAGTCCGGGCGGTAGTCCCCGTCCGGCCGCATGAGCAAATCTTCATACGACGCCTCCAGCTCTGCGTCCTTCAGCCATGCTTGCGTGATGTAGCGAAACTTCTCGCTTCGCCCGGTGCAGAGGATAACATTTGCCATCCAACTCATGAGACGCATAAGATCCGCCACCTTCACAATGACAGGGTCTTGTGCGGCCAGTTCGTTGAACTTGTCCCATTCCTTCATGTAAGCGAATTGAAGCCGGTGAGACGCATCCGAGATCGTTCCGTCGAGGTCGAAAATAACATGACGATTTGGGAGCTTTGGTTTATTGTTATTCATCAGCCTCGGCTTTCTTCAGTCCGCCAAAATTTTGATCCAAAGAAAATGCTTCGAGCAATGCGTTGCTATCACCTTCGACGATCAGCGCGGCATATTTTTTGAAAAACTCTTTAAACTCTTCGACCGAAGTGAAATGACCGTCGACGGCTTGACCAAGCATCACGTTCGTTTTTCCGCCATCGAATGCGAATGAGAACAAAATTTTGCCTGTGCCAAAA